CAGCAGCATAAGCAGCCATCAAGTAAGCTGGAATGTGAACACTTGCTCCTGATAAGTTAGCATAGTATCCAGATTGTCCTACTAAGTTAATGCGTTCATCCTTTAACGAGATTTGACGAGAATTCATTTCTTCTGGTGATTCATTAAAGCCACCACCAACGAAACCACGGTAGTTATAACCTAAGTCTGCTTCTTCATCTAAGAATGCTTTAAGTTCGGCATGGATGTTTTCTTCGTCCGTTAATGCAACGATATAGTAGGCATCGTTTCCTAATACGTTCTTAAATTTATCAGCCCAGCTAACAGGAACAGTACCCGTGCTACCGCCAGATAAAAATGCTTCTTCAAATGGTGCTGGGAAGGAGGCAGATTCTACACTTGCAGAGATGGTCGTAGTAGTCGTGGTTGTTTCTCCAACCTGAACATTGCTTGGAACTTTGGTAGCTGTTTCTGACAGGGTTACATAGCTGTCATACCTTAAAGCATGAATAGCATCACCAGTTTTAGCAGTAACTGTAACCGGAGCGGTCTTACAGTCAACGGCTGGGTTTACTTCATCAAGATACTTAGTGGATACTACAGTTGAACCTACAACACCAGCACTAAATCCCGGAACAGATGCAATACCTTGGATTAAATCTGCCATTGTCTGGAATGCTTGTGAATGAAGGTCAAACGTCTTAACCTCAGTCATTTCATTAATGGAGTCACCAGTTGCTAATGTTACCTTAGAAGCATAACCGTCGGCACCTTTTTCCACGGAGTAGCCAGCTGCGGTTGCAGTACCCTTATAGCTAATTGTGAACATTGAACCAATATTAGTATATACTCTACTATAGCCTTTAGGGTCATAACTAACTGTAATACGTGGGGCTCCCGTAATAACATCGTTATCCAATGCTACCCCTACTTTATTAGCATTATCACCAAACACTTTAGAGGTGAAGGTTAATGAACCTTTTACCAATGATGATTGGCTAGCATCTTCTGCTCGCATGGCGTAGATGGTACCACCACTAGTCAGAGAGTTATTGGACGGGTCCCACGCTAATTCCATAGCGTTAACTAAGTCGCCGGAACCGAATGTTCCTTTAGCTTGTGATAACGTGTTTAACGTATAAACTTTGGTTGGGTCACCATCAGAGGCGGAACCAATCATAAAGATATTTTTATCAGAAGATGATGCTGTGTTAGATAATGCAGAATCATCATAATTTGTTTCAACATGAGGACGACTATCATTAAATTTAGGATAGATTCTCTTCATGTTTTCAGAAACAGAAACTGTTTGTGCCATTTAGTTACACACCTTTCTATTTATGCTAAATATTTCTTAAGTTCATCTAAGAAGATGTGTTCATCCTCAACTAGAACTCTGTCTTCTAATGCCATCTTAGCTCTAAAGCCACTAGCACTAATATGGTTTAACTTAGGAAATTTCTTAGATTTTAATGCTGACTCAATAAAATTATCAATTGAGTACAGATGTTTCTTTTTACCTTTTTTAATATTTGATACCATTATATTGGAGCCCTCCTTATTCAATGTTAATATCTGATAGCCTATCACCAGCATCAGACATAATAGACTGAGTAACCTTATACGTCAATTCAGCTCTACGATAGAATAGTTGCTGACCATATGGTGTATCCGTAGCACTATTTATCTCTTCAATTAGGTCTGAACCATTCAGAGTTATATTTGGAAGATAAAAATCGTCATTGTCTTCCAAAGTCTTCCTTAGATAAATCATAGATGCCATCAGTAAAACCGTTAAGCATTTGATTGTATCTTGGTTAGTGGAACAAAAATCAATAGTATAACCCTCAATCATGTTTACACCATAGCGTATAACGTCCTTGTCTTTCATAGCATTACCGCTACTATCAGTTCTTAATGCTGAATAGTATACAGTAACTTTGAATCCGTTGTTGGCAAAGGGCAAAGATGGGAGCTCAATTCGATTACCAGAAAACTTGAACTTGCTTGAGCCCGATATCTCTGGTATATTGGATATAGAGAAGATTGGGTGTGAAACCTCAACATAGTACTCTGTTTTGCCACTAGAGTTATCAATCATAACGGTAGCTTTTTCTTTGAGTTCGTTGCCTTCTTGATAACTAGCAGTGTTGGCTTGAACATTTCCAATTGATGAGTTATCGACATCTTCATTGCTACCTTTAAATTGAATTAGGATAAAAGCACCCTGCTGCTTCTTCTCTGGGAAAGTGAAAGTTACTGGTATTTCCGTTCCTTGCGCTCCACTATAAAGACCGTATGTTTTAAGGAAAGGATTTTTAATACTATCAGGAACCTCACTTAATATATCCTCGCTTATAATATAAGGACTAGACAGAAAACCATTCATAATTGACTGTATTTTGTCCTGTAGATAAAGCTCACCGGAATTAATTGCCAATGATTATACCCCCTTTCTATAGGATACTAGATGTCTGACTTAGATAGCTGTCAACATGGTTTTTCATAATTGTTGATATATAAGGCGCTAACTGTTCTATATTAGGCGTATCATTGTTAAATGCCTGTCTTCCTACTATCCAAGAGTTAGGGTCAGATTTATTAGAAACCGTCCTAAATTGTACATACCTACCACGCTTACCAGATGAGCCCCACTGTACACGTGTCACGTTGTTCGATTTCCACTTGTAAGCTAGCTCTGGTATAGTAGCACTAGGGCTAACCCCAAGCTTCTCCTGTAGCCTATCAACGTCCCCTTTGCTAGATGTCTCACCATAGTTAGTATGACTGATTGTATCCCATAGGCTTCTACCATAAGCAGACCTTAGCTGAGTAGTTCCCTTTTGAATTGGGATAACCATATACCAGCCACCATCTTTTGTGTGCTTAGCCTTAGAAGAACGAGCAAAGTATGGCTTTAAATCAATGAAGCTAGTACCCTGTTTATTGGCTTCTTCCTCCATGAGTGTGTATGATAAGCTTAGTATGTTATCACCAATATCTGCTGTGTTGATTGAGGGGTCTCGTGACTTGATATAACTACCTAAGTCATCTCTCATCTTGCGTTCAATCACATTAGGATTAATTGTTCTAGTAAACAAGTCATTAAATTGCCTAGTTAAGTCTTTAACCATTATTATCACCAAAGAAGTCAGACATGTCAGCAGACACTTTAGGGTCGGTAATCTTAGACAAGTTATCATCGTCATTAAGAACGATATTTGAATCTGGTACAAACAAGTCTTCACGCCTAATGATAAGCTTCTTAGGCAACCTAACTGCTACTGGCTTATTACCCTTTAGCTTACTAAAGTCAGCCCCATATAGGTCTTGATACTTAAGATTGGTATTATAATTACCAACCATAGCTAGCTTACCTTTAGCTATGGTTACATAGGCATAACGAGTCTCTCTTGTAATATCAGCAACATAGTATCTAGCGTCTACCGACATTACTAATGAGATATTATTTCCTAATAAGCTGTTATCACTAACAGTTAGCATAGAAGTATCTTTGTCATATGATAAGGTATTTTCAGCGTCTATACTTAATAGATTACCGTTATCATCTAATGAATATGCTTCGTCAATATTCTTAACTGAATAGGGTATAAATACCCCTCTTGATAGTCTAAGCTCGGTAACATTAAAAATGTACGTCTGTGTGATTGGCATGTCCTGAACGGTTATTCTGTCCCTAGCAGAGATACCGTTCTCAATACCGTTCTCAGTTAGCTGTGGGGTAGCAATAGCACTTCTAATTTCTTGTGAGCCATAGTGACCATTATAGACGCCTCTATCATCTGATTGCATTAGCATTCTAAGCTTGTACGGGTCTTTAAAAACTATTCCTTGACCATGACATACTTTACAATTAGACCGTGGAGCATGTGTCTTTGGGTCGACACAAGGGCACTGGAATGACTTCTCCCAATATACTTCTCTACCCAATCGCTCAATATTCTGTAGTACCAAATCAACCCTGAGCTCGGGCATCTTGTTTTGCCTCTTAAGAGGGCCAATGTCTGTTACTGGTTTATCAGCCATATATTATCCTCCAATCTTTAATTATACGGACTATTATGCTATAAAACCAATGTTTCTACCACCATAGTAGTTTGTTAGAGTGTCCTTCATGTGTTTCATATCTGCTTGCATTAACTTTATATCCGCAGTTGATGCTGTATTTTCGGCGGACTGGGTACTATCAACACTTGTGCTAATGCCATCAATGCTAACATCAAAACCAGCTATACCAGCACCAATTGCAACACGACCCCAACGCTCTAATACTTCGATTGCAGCATACTTAGCACAATATGCAATCAAGTCAGGGTGTGGATAGTAGTCTCTGTTAATTCCCGCTTGGTCAGATGGTTGTGGAATCATACCAGCAACATACCTAACACCAATCATCTGTGGACTGAATTGGTCTTGTGATACTGGAGGAACACCAAATGGGTAACCCGATATTGATAAGTAGGGTACTTGCAGACTAGCGTTGAATCCACCAGCTAATAAACTAGGCTGTAGTTCTATC